GAGACGATCTTGGCCACTCTAGTCTCCTGTTTAACTCGCTCGTTTCGCATTGGCTTTGCTACTTCTCACAAGCCCCCGGCTTCAGTCGGGGGTAGTTGACAATCGCTCCTATGCAAATCCCACATATGGTGGGGCCACGTAACTAGTTAACATTGCGTCGACTATGGGATTGCCCGTAGTGTTGTCCATATGCTCAGTACTACCAGAACCCCCCAGTCTCGGTCCACTCAGCTCATATTCGTAATTGTCTGTTCTTTCCCTAATTAGGCGAAAAGCGAGGCTGGTCGGAGGTCCCGTTGCTGTGCCAAAAAAATCATTTACGATATCAACAGCCAGAAGTGCGCAAGCTCGTTCAATAATTCTTGGCGTTTTCCCGAAAACTTCGGCAGAATCTCCAATGTCAAAATCAACTCCATATCGTACGATCTCGTCGAACGTAACCGTGTTTGTTCCAACATCTATTGTTTCTATTCGAATTCTATGAAAGCCATCATCGTTAGTAAACAGAAGAATGTCTCGTGGTTGTATCCCTGTAACATCGTCTAATTCTGCAGACGTGTCTCCAGTTGCTAGGGGTGCCGCCAGCACCACTTGAATGACACGATAATCGTCTAACCATCCCATAACAGCGTTTAGAAACACATTGGAGACTCCCGAAGCAAAAGTAGCCCCGATGTTCTCCACATGTCGGTGTTTTACAGTATACGTGGCTGGATCAAGTACAGAAATTCCGGCCGGTAAAACAGTAGGTAAATCTGTGGGCTCCACGCCAGTCCCTATTTCTCGCACGAATAGAATAGGAATTAAATCTGGATCGTGAATAATGGGATTATCTTCCCCATTGAGAGTCCAGATACCGGTTACGGGCTCGAACCACTGCGAAGTGACCATGTTGATTCTTCTGGACGCCTCTTGGATGGCGAGACGAGCATTCTCATCTGTAACAGATACAGCAATTAACTCTTGATCGCGTAAGTACGTTACAGTGGTATACTCGAATTCCCCGAGAAATGGTCGTGCAGTTGATCTTTTCGGCACTCAACCGTCCTGTTATTTCTTTCTGCGACCGAGTCTCTTCTTAGCTTGTCCGTCAGAACCAGTTAGAGTTCCTTCGACTTGGCCCGCGAGATTGCTACCATTGGGTGTATTCGATGAGAGATCAGATGAAACGAGTGATAGTGAGCCGGCAGTTACCGGAACACGTCTTACCTTTGACTCTCTTTTCATACTAGAAACAGAAATCGGATTGCGACTCTTGTATGCGGAATTACCTAGAACTGTAACTTCGTATTTTCCGTCCTTGTCACACTCGATTAAAGTGTCTTGGCGAGAGGAGAAATTACGTTGATCGATTTTATTTGAAACTTCACGACCCGGCCCGCTTTTTTTGAGGGTATACCGCTGCCCACTGGGGCCAGTAATTGTGATCGATTCACTTTTCTTTGACTTAAAATAGCGAACTTCGCTCATCTTCTTATTACCTCCGATAATAGTAACCCGGGTCATTAAAACCCGGGTTACTATCGAAATTACCTAACCGTTATAGAGACAGGTTACGCAAACGGATGTTTACGGACTTCACCAGCGCATCGAGGTTCTCGATCTTCGCATCTACTTGGTTGTAAACCGCGGTTTCAATGCGATCGAAATCCTTATTGAACTCGGTAAAGATACGTGTTCCATCCAACATGCCCCAAATCAGGTTATTCGGGTTCGTTAGCATGATTACGGTGCCTTCGGGAACATCGCCACCAGCAGCGACGCCTGTGGTAAGCGCGGCGGTAAGGCCGAGCACAGCATAAGCATCACCGGCGATTGCTTTTACTTCTACGCTGCCGCCAACATCCGGTGTTTGCCCAACTAGCTGCAGCTTACCACGGGCATCATCGGCCGCGAATGCGGGCTTACCGGCCGTAGTCAGTGCAGCAGAGATTTGAGCTGCAACCTCGGAGGCTAGAAGGGTACCACTGGTCAAAGTGATATCCACATCTCCCCCGCCATCGATTGCCAGGCGAACCTTGTTTGCCCCGGCAGCAATCACGAACGGTCCCTGACGAATACCCGTCACAACAGCACCAGCCGCATCGGAGCTCTTCACCGCCAGGTCGTCGGGGAAGAGCGGCACGGAAAGGATGGGTATACCGAAGGGCTTGACGTTCTCACCCTGCAGAGCGCCCACCCCTACCGAGTCAGCGCGCTCGGATAGCAGACTTAGCCAGTCCTGAACGAGCGTATCGCTCATGATCCAGCGCAGATCAGGGTCATTTCGGAACTGCTTGGGCATGTCGCGCAACATCTGGGAGAATATCTCCTTGTCAATGTTGAGCCCGTCTGCATCTACAATGTGAGCGCTGTCAGACTGCTTGACCCAGCCATCAAGGCGAACAAGTAGGGCGGCCGTTGGGTCTGCACCGACAATAGTAGTGTCTCCACTGACCGCTAGCGCCTCAAGGTCATGTGAGATTCTACGAACCATCTGCGAGAAGAGAGTTTGCTCGAAAGCATCACCCTCGATATTAGCCTGAAGAACCTCAGTCGTAATGTTCCAAGCAGATTTGACCTTTTTGGCTGAGAGCTCGACCTTATTGAACTTCGGCTTGCTAAGCACACCGGGGTCGGTATTCTCATCGGTTGAGACGGTTACCGGTTCACCGATGTGCATCTTGTCGATGTCCATCCGTGGTTGCTTCATACGAACGAATCGGACGCGCTCAAGCAGGGTGGAGAAAACCCGTGTCAGACGAACAAACTCGTCCTGCTGCTCTGGATTGAGCTGACCGCCAGAGCCGAAATCGGCTGTTTCCAGCGTCTTTTCAAGTAACTCTTGGGTAGTAGCCATATCTTTCTTACTCCTTATTCTTGATTTCTTTGCCTAAATTCCAACTTGTATTACTTAATACGTGCTTCTTTGAGGCTCCCGTCAAATAGCCCCGAGAACACGCCTCGTGGTTTTTCGACGTTTCGGCGCCCCGCGGGAGACGTTCCGGGTAGTGACTGGCTTCTGCCCCCAGCCTTCTCGATTTTGGACAATCGCTCTACGACTTCGGCCAAAATGCCTTTCGACTTCTCGGCAGAAGCCTTGGCTTCATGAGCGACATCCTTTGCATCCTTGGATGATCTTTCGAACAACTCAATTGCCGAACGAATCACATTCGTTAGGTCGCCCAAAGACCCCTTCAGGGGTTCAAATTCTTTCGCAAAAGCACTAGCTAAAGCATCGGCAACTTCTGAACGCAATTCACTCTTGAATGCGTCTAGGGCGACCTTCGCCTCAGCATCATCGCTAACCGTAGTGTCACTTAACGCTTCTTTGGAACTAGGCTGCGTCGCATCCGACTCCTCGGATTCACTAACTTGTTCCGCATCTTCTTTTTCATTTTCAGATGCGGACGGCTCAGTTTTTACATTCTCAGTACTTTCTACACAAGTCTCAGTTTGTTTTTCCGCAGCAACCCCAACTTCGGCTAGTTCTTCCTTAGTCTGAGTATTTTGTACGGATTTCTCATCGCCATGGATTTTCGGAGCACCGCCGCCCCTTAGAAATTCTTCTAGGCGTTGAGCAACAATAGAGAGGTTACGCTCAACAGTTTGCGCCATGCGCTCCTCCTTGTCCGATTCGGACTTCTCTTCGACGACCTCAGCTTGCCCGATAAACGACTTATCGAGATTGTCTAGCCAAGCCTCGGCTTCAATTAGTTTGTTTGGATCGAAATCCCCCGATGCGAGCATCTCACGCAGACCTTCGGGCGGTTCGACATTAAATTCGTTGTAGTGACGTAGCAAATGTCGTCCAACGGCCTTTCGATCGTTCTGAGGAATATCTACACCACCACGAGCACCGAGTAGCGCCCGAGTTGCAGCACTTACTCCCGATAGGTACGTCAGCATCCGGCTCTCTTTGAATTTGTGATGCGGTAACTTGTAGGCGCTACGAATTTCCGGGGCGGAGCGTGGATCACCAGCCTCTGGATCGAACCACGTATGGACATCGCGAAATAGTGGCCATCCGCCACGGCTCTCAATTATTTTATTTCCGTCAGCAGCATCAAAACCCCACGCCGACTCGCGTTCAAGTGGCCAATGTCTAAATGTCACGGCGCGTTTTTCGATGGCCTGTCTTGGGGCTAGATGAGACATTACCTCTTTGATAGCCGATGCTAGGTCTACGTTGACATTGACAGTCGTAGCATCCTTCTTCACTTCTTTTTCCTGCGGTATGAAGGTAAAATAAGGACCCCCCGTTGAAACAGTAGGGTAAGCAATGTTGCTCGTCGAACTACCGCTGCTCGTAACGGTCATAAAATCTTGTGTGACACCCGGAAGTGCTATTCTTGTGCTATCTTCAACCCCGCTTTTTTCATCCACCAATTCAGGGCCAGATGGAGCTGTGCTTTGATCAAGTAAGTCTTCTACTAATTCATATTTTCCGGGGGTGTCATGATAATATCCATCGTCTTTTAGGATCAGCCCCTTACCCTGCATTTTTTCTTCCCACTCATCGATCGTTTTACTAACTGCAAATTGCCACTGTGTTCGAGCATTGGCGGCGTGATCTTTTCTTGTCACAGCAACGTGGTCTAAATCAAGCATCTCAATGACGCGCACTCTTCGGCCATCTTCTGTCTCTTCGAATCGGATGGCCCTGGAATCATCCGGAATGTAGCCGCCGATAGACATCTGTTTTTCTGGTCTACCGCTCTCTATTTGTTGGAAGAGGATTTTTGCATCTGACGACAGCGGGTGTAACTCAAAATCAATGGATAGTTGAGTAGAGTTATCAGCGACCTTTGTCAATTTGGCATCGTGGGTATGGCCCAACTCAAAAGTGCCGCGATGGTCCGGCAACAGTGGCAATTTCTTCTTCTTGGCGGAATCTCTCATCATTCTTAGGGCACCAGAGCCCATGCGATCACCGTGAAAATCTTCTTTGTCATCGCTGGCGACGCCGACTACATGCTGGGTACCTGTCTCTTTGCAGATATACGCACCGCTAATGTCTGCTAAAAATTCAATTCGTAAGTTGCCCATAACCATCCTTATTGAGGAATTGGAACTCCATCATAATAAAGATCAACAGATGTCCCTAATTCTTCCATTGTCCTGCGTAATTCTATAAAATCCTCTGGACGTATCTTATCCCGAGAATCTTTTTGTGGTGACGGTTGCGAACCATCATTTGTGATGAGTGGTGCCAAACCCATTTGCGCCTCAGTCAGTGCCACATTTATGGGCTTGTTTGCAAATTCAAACTCATCTTTAAATGCGGGACGATCAATGACATCGCGTATTTCGTTGGGTGTAATTGCCCCCACGCGGCTTAGCACATCAAAAACGCGAGCTTGGTCGAGGGGATCAGTGGCTTGGGGGCGTTTTAATTTAAAGCACGCCTGTTTAAAATTCATCCCCTGCTCACCAAAAATGGTCTGATTTAGAACGAATTCCACTTCGATTCTTTCTGGCTCAAATACTTGATCGTTCGTGATTCTTCGGCTTTCAACCGCGCTGGCGCGGTTAATTCCCGTAGCATCGAAAAATTCTCGCCCTATGCCGAAGCATTCTCGGATTTCTTCATCATTACGGTTTCGATATTCCAAGAAAGAGGCGTCGTCGGTAACGCCGACCGTAAGGGGCTGAATTTGAACGCTCACATTGGCGGATTTGTCGGATAGAGAGGGCTTTTTGGGCTCCATTTGAAGGACCATTGCCCGACCAAAGTTTTCTACGCCCTTGCCCTTCTTGCGCACGAATTCTTCGATCATTTTTATAGATTCGGCGCCCAATCTCCCGCCAGAGACTAGTATTGCAATTCTCGGTGTCGCGTCATTCTCGAAGAAATTCACATTTCTGAGAGCCGCCAAAGCGTTACCAGTCACAGCGGTCGCGCTCGATATCCATCTCGGAATGCCGTAAAACGATGACCTCGGTGCTGGAACAGCAAAATGAATTATCTCGGTGGCGCGCTCATCTACCGGAATTTCTGCACTAGACTCTTCCGCCGATACAAAGCTGCTAGACGAGTACACGACTTCGTCGCCAAAATTTTTGAAGAATCGAACATCAGAACCGCGTTCTTGCCTGAAACCAGCACCATCTTTTAGAATTTCCATCGTCTGAGATGGGACATGAAAAAGTTGGGCTATATCGCCGTCATTTGTTCGAGTAACCTCCAAATACCCGTTTCCGGTGCTCTCCTGGTCCATTCTCACAAGTCTCATCAATTTGTTGAACGTCATCAACTTATTTGGCCTGTTTAACAGACGGGTGCCTAATTCCTTTTCTTTATCAAACTGATTTTTGAGCTTAATTGGTGTAGACTCTGTGAATTGCTCCAGCGGAACAAATGTCCATCCGAGACCAGTAATATTGGTGGCCATAATATGGACGCACCGGAATAATCTGGTATTTTGTTCAATGGCGGCGGCTAAAACACCCGGATCAAATGGGGGCGTTTCGATTTCACCGCCGACTTGCTCTGAGAGGATGGATCTACTTTGTGCCTGCCCCTCGGGGATAACCAGACTCGGTTTGACTTTACCTACGAGTTCTCGTTGATACCGTGGGCGGGCATCTCCGAAAACTAACGCCTCTAAGTCAACATCTCGTCCGTACTGAAGAATGTCTAATGTTGACCTTTCAGTTACGGGTCTATCAATTATCATGCTGTCGTTACCGGACATCTAATTTTTGCCAACTATCACAAGTAGCGGTCTCCGACGTTGACCAATTGAATTTATTACACATTCCGTGTCTAATCTCAGTTTTGTCATTAATTCCGATAAATTTATAGTGTTCACATCGACCGCAAATATTGTTTTTCGTCTCGATTTCGTCATCCAGTGCGGTAACTTCGACATCTGATGAACTGGGAAGTCTCAAAAACATAAACCCGTCAGAAATGGCAGCCAATTCCCAGCCCAGTTTTATTTTATCGTTTAGTTCCTGAGAAATTTCCTTTGCTTGTTTTCGACCATTAGAGATGAATAAATCAACAACATGGAACTCATCGGGCATACAATTTATTTGCCACTCATCCCCATGGCCCTACGGGCTGCGGGGGTCATCATATCCATTTGCCCGGCCATTGGGTCCAGTGGCTTGTGCCCACTACTTCGGGCGTGATCAGCGAGTGACATGGACGCCATCCCAGCCGGGCGAGCCACACGAG